CACACGCTGGCGCGCCTACCATACCAGTGCCTACATTGATGTCGTGTTCATCCATTCGTCCCACATTGCGTGGGTTCTCGTAGTGATTTAAAAGTTTTTCTGAATAGGACATTATGTGAATCCTCTGATATGAAATTTCTTCATTTATTTTGCGGTACGCGATTCGCCTTCGCTATATCATATTTATCAATAAATATTTTAAGAGTACGATTATCGTCTTGTAGAAGTTCTATAAAGGTGAATCCTCTCTGAGTTGTCATTCGGTCATCAATCCTCAAATTTACCTGCATTATATAACTCAAAGAATTTTCGAGTCATATCGATCCAAGGTTGAATATCCTCAACGAAAATTTCAGGATTGTTGTCGTCTCGGATTGCCATGAGAATAACTGCCTGTTCAATGTCAACGTCATAACGCTCTTTGACCATGATCGCATAGGCAGCACATTGCATGAAGTAGGTGGTGATGTCGTCGCGCGTCTTTCGGCGGCGAGAAGTTTTGAAGTCGAGCAGCGTATTCTTTCCTGCGTATCGGCAGATCAAGTCTGCCGTCCCTGCAGTTTTTAATTCATGAGAATACATACGCAACTCAATACCATAGATCTTATCGACGTTCTCATCAAGATAAGGTTGTATGGTGCGAAAGGAAGAAAGGGCGATCGGGTTTGCTTCTTTCTCTACTAATGTACCGAGAGTATATTTTTCAGCGATATCATGCATCGCCGTACCGAAACCTGCTGCTTGCGTGGATATTTTATTTGCCTCCTCGTTGCCAACTCTTCTTCTCCACGCGGCGATCCCCTTTCGAGAGAAGTAGGAAAGGACTGTAGTGACTGATGGGTATTTCTCTCCTGTTGGTGTTTGATACAGTCGCTTTCCATCTTCGTTCACACGTTTGAGTGTTATTTCCTCAAACAATTCATAATCAAAAGTTTTCATTATACTGCTCTTAGCATCTCCCTTGGTTTGAATGCTCCTAGTTCGTGTTCGGCGATAATAAACTCGCGAACAAATCCGCTGCGAACAATATCGTCAATACCGAATTCTACGTGTGCTGTAGAATTCATTCTCTTAAAGATTCTCATGATTCCCTCAAGTCCAGATTCTTGATTATATCTGCTGCTAGTGAGGTCATCTTGAAGTATATCTCCACATACAACTATTCTACTTGAATCTCCCACTCTTGTCAATACAGTTTTTAATTCCATATATGACAGGTTCTGTGCTTCATCAAGTATGATAATAGCATTGTCGATTGTTGTTCCGCGAAGGAATGAGGTTGATTGGAATTCTACCATGCCCTTCTGCTTCAGAATATCATATGCATCTCCTCTGTTAAACAATTCTGCGCAGATACTTTTATAGGGTGCTTCGTAGTTTGCCATCTTTTCGGTTTCTTTTCCTGGTAGAAATCCTATGTCTTTCGATGGTTGTGCTGATCTGACGATTACAATTTTATCCTTTGTGTTGTCTCGATACTCGAACAGATCGTATAGTGCTAGATATAGCGATAGGAATGTTTTGCCAGTTCCTGGCGAACCATGTAACAGGACATGCTTTTCGTTATCGTACTGCTCAAATACTTCCTGCTGGTTTTGGGTTTTAGGTTTTATCTCACGTAACTTCATGCCTCTCGATGGAACATTTTCACGATCATCCAGAATACCTTGCCTTCTCAGTGACCGTCTTTGTTTCTTTGAAAGTGCCATATTTCGTGCCTTATGTTTTGGGTTTGTGTTAGTAACTTACTCGCCAAATACATATCAAAAGGTGTTGATGTTTGCTCCCCTCCCTGATGCTTTTTTGATTGAACGAAGTACATCCCGAAAACCATCGTCAGGTTTTTGTTTACCATCGTCTCTGGATAATCGGGGTGCGGATAAATGAACTTGTGAAAGATGAGGATTCTCAGACTTGAAGGAATCAAGTTCTGAAATCTTCAGAGTGACTTCGGACGTTTCGCCTGTGTCATTATTGCGGAAATTGTATATAGGCATACTTGTATTTATTTAATGTAGTCGTTGAACGATAGCAAATCATTAAGATTATTTGAACGTAGAGCATTCTTTATGCTCTTTTCTTTCAGTTCTTCACCATGATCTACTCTTTGCTTTTTCTTACGCTCTTCGCGCAGCAGTTCGTTGTACAAACGATCCCCTTTCGTCTTGCTCATAGCAGTCCTGGAAATGCCTCCTCTACCAGTTTCGTTGTTAATCCCTTGTAAGGCAGTTTCTTGTCTTTGACCGCAATCAAAACTTTTGCCTCTTTGGGGTGTATACTCTCTAACACTTCAATAAAGATACTTTCTCTTTTAATAGGTTTTAGATCAGGGTTGCCACCTTCAAGAAAGAGATACAGTCGTCTTTGTTCGCCGTATAACCCTGAGAAATCATCATCGAGATCTTCGTTTTCTTTATAGGGTGGTGCTCCTTCTGGGAGATCAAAACGAATGTTCGGATCAAACGTATACTTCAGGAGTGTCAACATTAGTTTATTCGGACGATGACTCCGAAGAAAATTGACTTTATTTTTGCGACCCGAAGTTTTCTCGAGATCAGTGAAGATAGTATCAATCAATGGTAGTTTCATATTAGAACTCGTTTATATTTTCCATCATGTGCTTGAGTTTATTTTTGATGAAATAATTAAACAACTTAGAGCGATCCTTTTCAGACTGCTGCTGATATTGTGTTTTCACTTCATCGCGTATTTCATCAGGAACTCGGTCGAGGTCAATCAGCAAACGATTGCGATTAAAGTTTCGAATCAATTCTTCATTCATACCTGTCCAATCTTCTGGCCAGTCAGCTGAAAGAATTTGATCAATGACTTTTTGTCGCAGTTGCTTTTGACGAGAGTTGCTGACGAAAGTGTCATCAGAAGAAAGGAAGTTGGGAACACCATCACCACTGTCGCCACGAAGGATATGCTCAACCAAAAACTTATTTGGATCAGAGCATTCAAGGAATCGTTTGCGTACAGGGTCATACTGTTTCACATTCGCATACTTCTGAAGTTGCATAAAGTCTTTGTCGCCTGAGAGAATCAGAATGGGATCACCGCCCAACTCTCGACCATTCTCATGACAGAAAGTTGCAATGATATCATCTGCTTCAGCAGACTCAACACGGATTACAGGATAAGGGAAGTTGTCTCGAATCTCGTCTCGTATTTTATTCAAGGTTTGAAAGATCGCGTTCCAGTCAAGGGGAGACTTTTCACGCATCTGCTTGCGACTTGCTTTATAGTAAGGAAAGATCTGTTTGCGCCAATAGTTCTTATCGTCACAAGCGATAACCATATCACCAAACTGATCTTTGAATTTGAGTCGATTGGCTCGGAGCGTATTTAAAACCATATGCCGTATTAAATTTTCTTCAACATTCGGTTGTCCACGTAGTGATGCCATTAAAGAAGCAATCATCACTTGGTTCATATCAACAATAATCATGATATTTTCCTAATCATTTTTATAATATTATTCTATTTCTTCACCAAAGTCAAGAGATAATTGACGATCATCAGTAATTAATCTGACCGCATCCGCATACATAGTATCTGCAAGGTCTTGAACAGGATGCCAGATACTGTTGGACTTGAAGGTTAGCGATCGGATTGACTCAAATACAAGGGATATGTCCTGTATATAGTCATCGCCTTCAACGGGATATCCAGACTCGATGAAAGAAGAAAGAACATCAGAAGTCAAATCATCAACATAATTTTCAAGTATTTCTAGTCCAACTTCTTCTTCTGCATTAATTGCTTGCAATCTTTTCTCGACAGGAAATCGAATAACATTACTCACGCAGTTTGCATTCATAACTCACCCGACTTTATAACTGAAAGTCTCTTTAGGTATTGACCGATCGTCAATACTTCGAATCAGAGAATTCAGTAGAGAGTTCCATTGAGCAATGCGTCCATTCCAAGTGTAGAAAACATTTGCGTAACTTTGCATTGGAGAAAGGCGAGACTGCATTACAGGTTGGTTGTAGTGTGTAATTGCAGCGTCTAGCATATTATAAAACACTCCTGCGTGTTTCGCTTTATCTTCATGTATCTGATACATCTGAGTCCAATTTGCCGCAGTTTCATAAAGAGCAGCATAGTTAGAGTGTACACAAACCAAACCAGCAGACATCGCTTCCATAAGAACCATACAAGAAGTTTCTGGCCAAGTAGAAGGATATGCTAGAATATGTGAGTTCTGGAGTGCTTCATGAATTTCATGATTAGGAACTGAACCATGATTAGTCATATGAGCATTACTGTTAATCAAGTCAAACAGTTCGGTGTGTTGTTGATCGCGTTCTTTCCAACCGTAAATCTCGAAAGAAGAATATACGTTCAAATGAATATTATCGTGCTTTTCAGATAACTTCATAAACACCGGAACTAAAATGTCCAATCCTCGGTGCGGCGTGGAGTGATAAATTAAATTAATCTTGCCGTCATCAGGTTTCTTGTGTTCTTCAACTGGGTCGATAGCATTTAACATTACAATACACTTCGACCATGGTAACTGATACGTGTTAATGTATGCTTGCATCTGCCAGTTAGAAACGAAAACAAATAGATGAAAACTGTTTACCATATTCCTGTCTTTTAGGAACTCGGACTCAGGATCATTAGGAAGATCGTGCGCCCAGAAAATGCGAATCTTATCTTCTTGTAGGTCGCTACGAATACGGGATGAGATAATCTGACATTCTTTCAGGAGGTCAGGGTTTGCTCGTTTGGCAAGTTCTTGAGTCAGTCGCTCAGTGCCGCCTTTTGAATTTACGTTTGTATCATTTGTCAAATAAACGCCATCACAAATTTCTGCCATTATACTTCACCGTCTCGAGTTAAATGATCATTCTTTACAGGGCGAATATCGCCACGTTTGCCTTTCTTTGAAATTCTGGCAAAAGGAAACAAACAGTTTGTATGCATACTATCTGCCTTGCCAACTGGATATACAATCTCACCAGTTTTCTTAATGCGTGTCACTCGTTCCTGCATAATTATTGAATCCTCATCTTCAATTCTTTGAACCCACCAATAAATTCATCATCAATGAAGATTGCTGGAACTGTTGCAACCTGAGGATATTTTTCAACAAACTCTTCGCGACTAATATCCTCTCCAATTTTAATTTCTTGATATTCTTTGTTTTTCATTTCTGCCAAACGAATTGCTGCTACGCAATAAGAACATCCCAGTTTAGAGTAAATCACGTCGATTGACCTGCTCAACCAACTCATAGTATGCGCATTGAGTCTTTGTATTACATAACCATAATATATTTCGGGATACAATGTCAATACCTTTTTCTTCTATCTCGCCTTTTAATTTCGTGTTAGAACCATAATACTTTTTCCAGTCTGACTCAACTTTCGTTTTCTTTCTTCGCTTACGAGTCTTTGTCACTGGGAGTATTTTTGATGACCAGAAAAATTTCTTACCAACATAAAACTTTTCGGTAGATTGATTGTGCAGTAGATAGACGAAACCATAATAGTCGCCGATCATTTCTGTCTCAAATACTTCTCCTTGATACAACCAAGGATTGGGATAACTCATTCTTCGTCCTGAATATACATATCGAAGTCATCTATGTGCGCACTGCATACAGGGCAGTAACTCAATTCAACTTCTTCTTCCGGCATATTCGCTTCCCAAACGATGATGTCGGTTTTCGTTTCACACGATTGACAATTGATTCTTTTCTTTTTCATTATAATGAGAACCCTTTAAATGTAGACTCATCCAAGTCTTTCTTGATACCACCAATCACATATGATGTGATTTCTGTTTCTTGAGGAGCAACTTGCACCTCACCCCCACTAATCCACTTTTGTGTCCAAGGCAGTGGATTGCTGCCGCCACGGTTACTTGATAGACCAATAGCATACATTCTTTTATTTGTAATCCAATCAACATAATCAGAAAGTAGAGTTTCGTTGAGTCCAATCATCGTGCCGTCTTTGAACAGATACTTTGCCCATTGCTTTTCTTGGTTTGCTACATCTTCAAAGATCTGACGAACTTCGCCTTCTTTATCTTTTGCGATTGTTTCAAAGTCTTTATCCTCGCGTGGAAGAAGTTTAATCAATTGCTGTGTTGATGCTAAATGTACATTCTCATCGCGCGCAATAAACTTGATGATCTTAGCATTACCTTCCATCTTCTTTAACTCAGCGAATGCCCATGAACATGCAAAGGAAACATAGAATCGAACACCTTCAAGCGCATTAACTGCGTTGAGTGCAATCCATAAGTCTTGTTTATGCTCGTAACTACCCCGACTAGGATTCGTCCCGTTTCGCATAATTAAATTATCATAGTATTTGCTTATATCGTTTGCGCAATCAACAATCTCCTTTATATCCAATATTTCATCGAATACATCACTAGGATTGCTATAGATATTACGAATGATATGTGTATATGAACGCGAGTGAATCGTCTCGCTGAACGACCAAGTAACAATCCAGTTCTCGAGTTCGGGGAGAGAACAAATTGGCAAGAATGCTTCTGTCGGTGCTCGCCCTTGTACCGAGTCAAGTAGGATTTGTCGCTTTAGATTACTGGTGAAAATATGTCGCTCATGATCAGTCAGTGCTTTAAAGTCTTTGCTATCTCGACTGACGTCAACTTCTTCTGGTCGCCAAAAGAAACCTAGTTGCTTATCTGTTAATTTCTCAAAGATATTGTATTTCTGTTTGTCATAGCGAGCAATGTTTACAGGTGCACCAAAGAATGCTGGTTGTGTTGTTGCATCTACCTTTCTAGTGTTAAATACAGACAATTAATCTGCCTCCGTTAATTTAGATTTTACAACTTTCGCAGTCATCTTCAGGGGTAACTTCAGGGGTAGATGTTTCTTCAATCTCACCTGCGCCATCGAACGTGTTGTTGTAATAAAGTTGTTTGCCTCCGTACTTATAAAACATCAAAACGTGTTTTAACATCTCAGACATTGGAATTTTTTCTTCAGGATAATGAAGGGGATTGTACGAAGTATTGACTGAAATTCCTTGGTCAATATACTTCTGAAGTACTGCCATAATCTTTAAATAACCTTCTGGTGACTTTTGATCCCATAACAAGTCATACTTATTCTTCAGTCGCTGTATACTCGGCACAACCTGCTTGAGCACTCCGTCCTTTGATTGTTTTACAGAGACTAAGGAACGGGGAGGTTCTATTCCGTTTGTACTGTTGGAGATCTGTGCGGAAGTCTCAGAGGGCATTAGCGCCATGAGTGTAGAGTTACGAATACCATACAGTGCCATTTGATTGCGCAGTGTTTTCCAGTCCATACGAATCGCTGGTTTGACTAATTCATCAACATCTGCTTTATACGTTTGATTCGGCGTGATGCCCATACCATATTGCGTTTGATCGCTTAGAGGGCAAGCACCAAACTCAAGTGCTAGATCAGCACTCGCTTTGATTAGATAATAACTCCACGCTTCAGCATATGTATCAATTAATTCTAGATTGGGATCCTGATAGGTTGAATCATTTTTTGCCATCCAATATGCGAAGTTAATGATACCGACACCAAGTGGTCGGCGATTCATTGTACTTAACTTTGCAGCAACGACAGGGTAATCTTGAAAATCAAGTAGAGCATCAAGCGCACGTACTGCTAGAGTACAAGGTTTTTCAAAGTCTTCAGGTTTACGAATCTTTCCCCAGTTAATCGCTGCGAGAGTGCATAACGAGATCTCACCATCAGGGTCATTGATATCTTTCAACGGTTTTGTTGGTAGATTGATTTCACAGCAAAGATTTGACTGACGGATCGGTGCTTTTTCTTTTAAGAATGCGCCATGATCATTCGCGTGATCAACATTCATTAAGTAAATGCGGCCAGTATCCTTTCGCTCTTGCACAAACATACTGAAGAGTTCTGCCGCAGGAATAGACTTCTTACGAATTGAACTCTTGCGCTCATACTTCTCATACAGTTCGCGGAACTTATCAACGTCAACAAAGAATGCGTCATATAGATCAGGAACATCATGCGGTGAGAATAAAGTGATATCGCCACCTGTGAGCAATCGCTCATACATAACCTTGTTAAACTGCACACCGTAGTCTAGGTGTCGGACTCGGTTGTCTTCAGTACCCTTATTGTTCTTAAGAACGAGCATATCTTCGATCTCAAGATGCCATATGGGATAATAGAGAGTAGCAGCGCCACCGCGAACACCGCCCTGAGAGCATGATTTGACGGCACTTTGGAAATACTTAAAGAAGGGAGTAACACCAGTGTGACTGGTATCGCCATGGCGAATAGGACTACCCAAAGCACGAATGCTTCCAGCGCCGATACCAATCCCTGCTTTCTGTGAGACGTACTTAACAATTGAAGATGCTGTTGAATTAATTGAGTCAAGATCATCGCTTGTTTCAATTAATACGCAAGATGAGAATTGACGTTGCGGAGTTCGAACACCTGCCATAATTGGAGTTGGCAGACTGATATCGAATGTAGAAAGTGCATTATAGAGATCGACGACCCATTTCAACCTATCGTCAGTATATTTATGAAATAACGTCATTGAGATGCACATCATTGCCATTTGAGGCGTTTCGTATATCTCGCCGTTGGATCGATTCTTCACCAAATACTTTCCGCGCATTTGCTCCATTGCGGCATAGGTTAAATCAAAGTCACGGTTATGATCAATCTTTGTATTCAGATATTCAAGTTCGCCAGGAGTATAACTTTCTATAAGGATCGAATCATAGTATCCGCTTTGAATGTTCGTATTAATATGATCTTCAAGTTTCGGCGGTTCGAACTGACCATAAACTTCTTTGCGAAGTCCGTAGTTAATTAATCGACCTGCAACATACTGATAGTTTGGTTCCTCTCCAGAGATCAGTTCCGACGCTGCTTTAATCAAGGTCTCTTGAATATCTACCGTCTTGATATTATTATAGACTTGAAGATGTGTTTTAATTTCAAGATCGGAGACCGAGACTCCCGCCAATCCGTCACAGGCAAAGCTTGCAACCCTATGAAACTTCTCTAGATCAAGTTGCTCTTTCTGCCCGTTTCTTTTAGTTACTTGTATTTCCAACTTTAAATGCTCCGTATCCCTCAACAAAATTTTCAGCGAGGTCTTCTGCGTAGTGAATTGATTTGTTTTCTAGAAGTTCGACTAACTTGAGTTCTTCTTTCTCATAACAACGAACAATATAGTGGTAATCGTCTTTACTCACCGTCGCCCTTCTTTTATTTTCTTCATTAAAAAACTTAGAGATATTCACTTGTTCTTTCATACTCTTTTCCATGCTGTTAATAGAATTTTAGATTCTAGACCAGAAGATATATTCTGGCGTAACATGCTCTGAATGTCAATGTTTTTATGTCTCAATATCATGTCATTAATATCTTTTTCTGAGATATATTCGGGGAATATGACAACCTTGTAATTCTTGTCAATTACCTTTGAGATTTTTTTGATTGTTTCCACAGAGCGAGGTTCATTATCATAGACGAACACTGAATTTTCATTAACAAAATTCCAATCGATAGATCCACCTGCCATGGCAATAGAGTTCTGAACGAACATACTATCAATTGGTCCTTCAAATATATAGTGTGTTTTAGATTGATCACATTCGTCCAAGTTGAATATTTTTGGATGTTTATCATCCAGCATGATTGTGATGTAACGCAGGTCGCAATTAGGATCAAACGATCGCCCCTGTACACCAATCAAATTTTTATTTTCGTCAATGAAAGGAATGATTAATCTTGGTTCATCTTGGTCAACGCTAGAAAACTTGTTTGGTAATATTGTGTTGACCCATTGTTTAAACTTAGGAGCATAGAAAAGTTTACTATGAGATTTGGTAGGAATTTTTCGTGCTTCGATATATTGCTTAGCAGGATGCATCCATTCCAACTGTGATATTTTCTTAAGGTTTAATAAAGAGGAAAAACGAATGAAGTTGGGTTTCTTCATTTTATCTGCAAAAATTTCCCTTGCAGATTTTTCGCGCTCTTGAATTTGACCATTATACTTGTCCATCAAACGCTCTTTGACGAACTCACTATATAATGATGGGTCGAGTTGTTTTATCAGCGCATCTAGATCAAGCGTGATGTTACAGTTATGACAATGGTATAAGAAACCACCATTATCTTTTGCAAAAATAAATCCGCGTGCTTTAGACTTATTTTTATGAGAGTCGCCACAGATAGGGCAACGGAAGTTAAACGTATTTCGATTGATTCTCTTGAAGCGATCTAAACGATTGGATAACATACCAATGTATTTTTGCTCAAGCCACATAATATAAACCTTTCATCAGTCACATAGTGATTATACCGCAATCACCAAGAATGTAAAGACATTTACATGTAATGTTGTGAAATAATTAATCCGGCGATTGTGGTTGCTGCCAACCAGAAAAGTCGATTGATAATCATGACCGTCTTTGCGTTGTCTTCGACTTTCTTTTCGATAGCATCAAGTTTCTGTGAGAAACGATTCATGCGATCAAAGTTTGCATGATTATTTTTCTCAATAGCAATTAACTTTTCTTCTGCGCGAGCAAGAGAGATCATCGCATCTGATAACTTATCTATTTTTTCCTCGATACGATCGAGTCTGCTTGCTTGTGATTCTGCCATTTTAATCTACTGCCCTATCTAAAAATGATTTGAATGTATTTGTTTCCGTGTCTTTAATGACTTCTTCAGTATCAGCAGGAAGATCCTCTTCCATCTTACCAATACTTTCTTCATAGTATATAATCAAACTTTTTTGTTGATTGATAAACCGTTTCATCTCAGCAACATTCAATGACAAATTTTCGTAGTCTGGCACACTAATAGCGAAGAATACAACATCGCCATTTATTTCTTCGTACTTAACTAAGAACTCATCTAAGTTCTCAGGCGTCACCGCGTGAAATCTCACACGATGTAAATTTAATGGTTTTGGTCTGGGTTGTAAAGGTATTTCTTTTACAACGTAGTCAGTCTTTAAAACAACCTTCTCTTGTATCGATCCGCAACCAACTAGACTAGAGCTCGTCAACAGGAGGGCGAGAGTCCACAGGTTCTTGTGGTTTGCCGCTGTCGATTTCAAGTTGTTCAAAAATTTTCGATGTAGCATTGTTTACTCTCTTCTCAACCAATCCTGGTTTCTTCATTGTCAGGGCAGTCAGATCATGCCTTCTTAATTTATTTATTAACTCGTCTTGATACTGTTCCGCTTCTTTTGCTCTTTCTTGTAAAGCAATCATATTTTCTTGAGCAGCAGCAAAGTCTTCTTGAAGACGAGTCATAGTTTCTTGATTAGTTTGTGAAGCAACTTCTAGTAAAGCATTATTTTGTTGTAGTTGAGCAATCGTCTTTTGTGTGTCAGTGTAGTAATAATATGCGCCACTGCCGATACCGCTTAACAATAAAAGGATAAACAAATATGGCATCACTGCTCCCTCATCTTGCTTTTAATTTTCTTCACAACTTCTTTTGCTTGTACTTTATTCTTTTTCTTCCACTTATTCCAAGCAGCAGGAGGCATTCCTGGTTCGCCGTCAGGTCCAACGCCAATGCCTGCAATTTTACCTGATCCAGCGATGTTGGTTGGTACTTCTTCAACTAACATCTTCGCTTCATCCATATAGTGCGTCAAACGCTCTTCAAGATAATCAATATCGTCAGGGTTATCAACTTCTTCTCTTAACAGTAACAACGCTGCAGCGAACGATGCAAGTCTTGTACGTCCTCCTGGAACCTTCGCCAAGAGTTTCTTTAGATTACCAACCAATCGATCAAAGTATCCATACGAACGGTCTTGCTCAGGTGTTCGCTTATCTTTGGGTATGATGACTTTACCGTCTTTGTCAATGACGCCTGATTCATATGCTTCCCACTTGTCGAATGGTTGTACCAAACGCTTTAGGAACATATATACTGCGCCAAGATCTAAGACGCCTTTTGCCATTACCCTTGACCTCGATACTTTTTATAATCTCTTTTTTTATTCTTATTCATAGAAGACATTTTAATATTTTTGCGACCGATACTTGTGCCTTTATTATTCGGTTTAACAACAGAAATGCTTCCTAATCCTACTCTCTTTGCCATTATATTTCTCTTAATATGTGTGCAATGCCAGAATCAATTGCTATGTACTCAGTACGAATATCTCCAAACTCTCCAATATTATATATGACGTCAGGCATATACTGTAAAAAGATTAAAAATGTCTTCAATATTGGCCAATGTTTTTCTTCAACTTTAAAGAAAAGAATTCTAGTAATAGCACGAAACTCGAATACATTATAAAGAGTAATTAAATGATTTAAAATTAATCTCTCTTTTAATTCGTCTTTCATGTAGTATCTAGAAAACAATCTTTTCAAATACTTCAACCTGTTCAGGTCTTCATAAAATTCATTGGTGTCAAAACAATTTACATTTTCATAATGCGATGCTGCATACAAAAAGAAATTGTCATCATTTAAATTTTTCACTTCAACCATATACGAAAATCCCCAAGTTCTGTCTCACACTACTGGAAAGAACTTGGGGTTGAGTTTCCTATTAAGAGTCAGGGAATGCTGAGTCTTCAGCGTCAGTAGAGATACCGCCTTGGTTAGACATAGCAACCAAAGTTTCGTGAGTCACTCTTCCTGACCGTCCACCTGTGCCAGTTGTTTTCTTTACCCATCCTGGTGCAACGGAACCTTTATCATCCCCGCGAGCAGCAACAGATTCTGCAGCATCAACACCGAATACGGAAGTGCCGAAGTCATCAGAACCTTTATTACCATTCTCAGCAGAAGTAGTAAATTTCGGTGCGGAACCAGATGCGTCTGTAAGTCCCCATAGTGCCATTTTAGTTTTCCTCTTCTATGATTAACATATCTAACAGATATTTGGATTTAGAACTAATTTCTTTGATCTTACCACCAACTACAAGATATGTTTTATTACGATCAAAGTTGTATTTATTATTTATTTCAGGTTGAGGTTTTGCTTCAACAGGTTTCTCTGGTTGAGGTTCTGGCGCAGGTTTCTTGGTATTAATACCAAGATCAACCCTGTTGTTTGAAACCGTTTCTCTTCCTTTCTCTACGATTTGGTCGCGCCAACCCATTTTACTTGTCCTTTTCTTTGAGATCTTCTTTTTTAAGACCGGCCATCGCATTACCATACATCTTCTTCTTGATATTCTTATATCTTGCAGAAGAATTTGTACCTTTGCTGCCTGAGGATCTACGCTCTTTCGCCTTGTCTGCTGCAATCTCTGCTGCAGTTGGTTTACGATATACTTCTTCAACCTGCTCGAATTCCTCTTTTCGTAATGCCTTCGAGATTGCTTTGCGGCGATTCTTTAGATACTTATCAGACTTATCAACGTCACCATCATTGTCAATATCAGCGTCTGCTTTTCCAACAGGATCAAGTTTTTCTTTCACTGAATTCTTATTTCGACTAGAACCGCAAGACGACTCTTTCATGTGATAACCTTTATCATCGCAATGCTTACAACCTTCGCCTTCACACTTCGGGCACTCAACCTTTTCTTCTGCTACCTTCTTTGCTTGAGCAGTAGCGATTGCCATCTTCTTGTCCATAGGCATATCAGGTTGATCTTTCTCGATTGCCTTGGCGATCTCTTCACGCTTCTTTAACTCAGCAGGTGTGAGTTTCTTTTCATCAAGTTGCTCATTCATCTTGCCGCTCTTGCGGAGAGCACGGATAAGGTTGGTGGTGAAGACTCGCTTGTCTCTTGGTTTTACAAAACTGTCATGCTTCTTTAAAAGTTTATCAATCTGCGCCTTTGGCAGTTTAACTGTTCGACCAGCAGGAGAAACACGAATATCCATTTTACCATTAAGATCTTGCGATTTTCGCAACTGCATGATAATGTTCTTATCAGCAGGATCAGCAGAACCAGTATGGGTTTTGCCCTTTGCAGTTTTAGTTGTAGTTTTCTCTTTTGGTGCTTCTTTCTTTGCTGCTGTTGCTTTGCGCAATTCGTCTTGTGCCTTCGCCTTTAACTTGCGCAGTTCAACAGAGCTACGTGGAAATTCGCCGCCACTCAGTTCTTTCATTTTGTTCATTAACTTCTGTGAAGTTGCTTCACCAAGTTCAACTTCTTCTTTCTGAACCTTTCCAAGTTTAACAGTCTTCCAATCAGCACCAGCTACTTTAGCCGCTTTCTTGATAGCTTCCCGAGAATTTCTGGCTCTAACTGGAACCTTCTTCTTAAGCGCAGG